CAGTGGAGGGACAAGAGTTGGTTGGAAGCGGAACCAATCTGGACACTAGTAATCCAGTCCACCAAGGATTCCTTCAGCGACTAGCAGAACTGGAAGTTGCTCTCCTCGAACGTGATCCACTGATGAAGACACACTTAGGTGCTATTCACAAAGCCATGATCCAGTATGAGGAGATTGCTAACCTGCTGCGGCCAGATGAGATTGCCAAAATCATGGCGGCGCAACAAGCTCATACTGGCATGATCCTGAAAGCAGAAATTCTCGGTAAGAGCAAAGCAGCAACGAACAAGAAAGCTGCACAACTGGGGTTGAATGATGTCTAAAGATGCTCACGACAAACCAATCATCCGCTATTCCAGTGTGCTGGTACCATGGCAACAGCCTACGCCCACAGAATCAGGCACCGCAGTCTTCTGCTCGATTGGTCCGTCAGACTCCCAGGGTCAGGCTGCATTTCAGGAATTACTGTCAGCCCTGCGACAGCAATGTCGTACTGCCTGCTGCGAGCTGTTAATGAGTGGCCAGAGGAAGCAGGATGGAGCGGGAGATTATTCACTACTTACCAAACTCCCAGCGGATCAGGTCTCTGCTATTACTGTAAAGCTAATACAGAACTATCCGGGCTTCAACGTAGCTGTAGCAAATGTACAGCACCAGAAGTACGAGAGTATCAAGACGTCTTTCTTGACGCACTCAAACTAGCGAGTACCAAATGGTTACCACCGACAACAGAAACCCCTTCGCTAGCCTGGATGAACTCCTACTCCCTGGAGATAGCGACGGCGAGAGAGATAGCAGTTACACAACTGGCTACGACTTTCTCAACGCAGACATTGGTGCAACGCTTGCTGAAGCGCGCAGAATCAGTGCGAACACCGCAGACAAGGCTTACAGAAAACTAACAGCGAGCTCCAATGTCACATCCTACTCCCTCCTCACTAATCTCCATAAATGTCCGAGACTGTTTGAACTGGACAAGCTGCAAGCTAATAGCACAGTTATGGTGGACAATGGGATTGTTAACCTTGATTTCGCTTTTGGGCATGCTGTTGGTGCAGGCATACAAACTTTCGCAGTTACGAAGAATCTTGTTGCTGCCGAGCTTGCTGCGTTTCTGGCTTGGCGCGCACCACATGATGCTGAGAAAGTTGATAGGCGTGGAAGCAGCACTGGTAAATCACTTGCACATGCTACATACGCAGTTGAAGCCTTCAGCTACTTCTGGGAATCAGAACTCTCAGAGTGGGAAGTAGTTAGGTTGCCAAATGGAAAGCCGGCAACTGAGCTGGCATTCGCAGTCAACATGCAGCAGCAGCCAGTGCCGATGTACCACTTCGGTCATATTGATGTAGTCCTCCAGCACAAGACCATGAAAACACTGGCAGTCTGGGAAGGCAAGACTACTACCAACGAAGATGTTGATGAAGCTGAATTTGCCAACAGCAATCAAGCACTAGGCTACAGTGTTGTTGTTGACAAGTTAGCTGAGATTCTCGGTGCTTCTGGTACGGAGTACGAGGTCCTGTATATCGTTTACTCATCAAAAGCAAAGAAGTTCCAGATGCTTCCATTCGGAAAGACTCGCACTCAGCGGGCGGAATGGCTGCAAGATACTCTGCTCGACCATGCAAATTTGGCTACCTATCAGCGTATTGGTTTCTATCCTAAGCGCGGCGAGAGTTGCGTAAACAAGTGGGGCCGAAAATGTCAATGGTTCGGCAGCTGCCACATGCAGAATGAGTCGCTATTCCCAGGAGTAGTTCCTCCAGTACTGGAAGATGTGGATTCAGTGGAGAGCTTGGATTTCAAGTTCACACTTGCAGAATTGATAGCGAATCAACAACAGAAAGGCAGCAAGTAGCATGAAACTAAATCTGTATGAGTGGGAACTTGTTAGAACCTGGCCGCCATTTCTAAACTACGAAGGCTTGGTGATTGCTAAAGACGAGGAACAGGCAAAAGAACTGATCATGGCAGAGTTTAAATATGATAGAAACATGGAGCAGTGGACCATCACAGTCAACCACGTTGACCTGGAATATGCAGAAGCTCGCGTGTTGAGTAACAACGACTGGGAATCTTGAAATGAAACTCGCCGACTACAAACAAAGTGCAGCACGAAAGATCTGTGTCTATGGTGATCCTAAGACTGGTAAGACTGACCTGGTTGCACAGCTAGCAGAGAAGAAGAAACTTTGGTGGTTCGACCTGGATGATGGCATCAAGACCATCTTCAGCAGTCCTCGCATCAAGCAAGAGTGGTGGGATAACATCGAACTGTTCAAGATTCCTGATACTCAGATCATGCCGATCGGTGCCAGGACTATGTTGAAAGTTATCAAAGGCAGGCCAGTTGACATCTGTCACTTGCATGGTGCAGTTGCTTGTCCGATGTGCAAGAAAGATGGACTGCCAAGTACCACCATCGACCTGAGTAGCTTCACGAATAACGATGTGCTGGTGATAGATAGTGTCACCCAGCTTGCTCAGTCTGCGATGAATGACATCCAGTACAAGAGCATCGTTGCTGAGAAGTATGATGACAAACCAACTTGGGATGATTACTTCAACCAAGGTCGCATCATGGATCGTATCTTTTCCACGGTCCAGCAAGCAAACTTCAATGTCGTTGTCATCAGTCACACTGTCATGACTGAGATGGAAGATGGCAGCAAGAAGATCGTGCCTGTTGGTGGAACTCGTGAGTTCAGTAGCAAGTTCGCCAAGTACTTCGACGATGTTGTCTTCTGCGAGATAGTGAACAAGCGGCACAACTTCAGTTGCAGTAGCACGTATAAGAACAGCGTGATTAGTGGAAGTCGCGCAAACAGGGAACTGAACAAGGAAAAACCTAACCTTTTGGAGTTATTCTAATGAGAGCAGAACTGATGACAGAATACAAGAAGTGGCTGGATACGTACGTCATGCCAGAGAATCACCAAGCTATGATTGAATTTGGTGAGAAAGTTTGGAGCAAAGATGCTTCTGAAGCTATCCAAATACCAGCTGGAGTTAGCTACCGGCACTGTGCTGATGCAGCAGATTTGATTTCCCAGTACAAGGAAATGATGGGAGTTGGTGGCGCCAGCTTACCAGGAACAGCAACAGTTCCAACAGGTTCTGCTCTCGACATTCAAGTTGCTGGCTCTCACTACAAAGACAAAGCTATCCAGCCAGTTGAGTACATTCACGCTAATGGCATGGGATTCTTGGAAGGCTGCATCATCAAACGTATCACTCGCTGGCGTGACAAGAATGGCATTGAAGATTTAGAGAAGATCAAGCATGAAGTTGATCTGCTCATATAATTGGAACGGCGCAGTGGAAACCGCGCAGTCCGGTCGTCGTAAGTGCTGACGTAAACTGCACACTTTCATCAACCTCAATCCATTACATAGGATAGGAACTTATCATGGCATCAGATAAAGAAGCACAATTCAAGGGTCTTGAAGATCTGTTCGACGCGGATATCGAAGACATTGCAGACCTTGCTGCATTTGAAGCGCCGCCAGTTGGTGCTTACATTCTCAAGGTCAGCACTGAGACGAAGGAGATCAACGACAAGCCAGCAGTTGTTGCGAACTTCGAGGTGCAAGAAACTGTGGAACTCAAGGTGCAAGATGAAGACAAGAAGGGCTATCGTCCTCCTGTCAAGAACGGCACCATGTTCTCACAAGCTTTCATCTTGGGGAACGCAGTAGCAGAAGGACGACTGAAGGAGTTTCTTGCTCCGTTCGGTGAACACTTCAATGTGAAGGGCAAAGGTAGTGTTGGTATCCTGGTGCGTGATACCATCAAGGACGTCATCATTGCTGCGAATGTCACGAACCGTGCGAGCAAGGATGATCCTGACGTCATCTACGCTTCTGTGAAGAACATCCAGATCAGCTAACAGTTTAGAGTTTGGTAGTTCTCTATAGACAAAAACTGCCACATCTTCTTATCCATCCCCGCAACTAGGAGCAACTATGCCGAACATGGAAAATCGCCAGTGGAAATATCTCATCGTCAGCGAAGAATACGAGGTTCGAGGAACTGATGACGAACGTGTCGCCAAAGAAGCGGCAGATGATGGTAGCAGTGTAGTGATCGAAGTTCCAACCTGCAAAACTATGGATGTTATCACCATGGAGGAAGGCAGGACAGAACTGGAAGGCCATGGTATTGAAGAACAAACCTGGTGGAAATTCGATTGACCTGACAACAGCAGCAATAAGAAAATGAACTTACGAAAGCTCCCGCCGCTGCTAGCACAACAGTGGCTTAAATACTATCTGACGTACGAACCAGAGACGGGAGTATTTCGTTGGAACATTCGTAATGGCGCTTACATTCGTCCAGGTAGAGCAGCTGGAACTTGGGACATTGGCAAAGATAGATTCTATATTCAAATAGAAGGTGTGAAGTATCTTGCGCATCGTCTTGCTTGGCTATACATGACTGGTGATTGGCCAGTTTATGAGATAGAGCACGATGATCAAAACTCACAAAATAACCGCTGGATCAATCTTAAAGATATGACTCACAGTGAGAACGTAACTAAAGCTTGGGCAAACAGAAAGAAATGACAAAACGTTTGTTGCATCTTGGTAGCCCTGAAGAAAACAGTCAGGAAGAATCTGGTTTCTGGGTTCCTCGCAAACTCTCTGGCATGACTGCTGGAATGCAAGTTGCTTGGAAGCAGCGGACCACAACTCCTGATACGATCACCGAACTGGAACTCCAGTGCCGGGCCGCCAAGATAGACGGAGTCGTACTTACTAATGAACGGTTTCTGGAGAAGCTACTCTACGCACAGCAGGACTTCATACCACCGAGCGGCAAGAAGCAAATTACTTTAGACGATTACCAAGGTAGTTTCCTTCTTACTCCACGAGAGAAGATACCAGTAGTTGTACTCAACCCACTTATCAACTTAAGGACTGTCAATTATGCCGAGCCAGCAGCTAAGAGATTTATTAGTAAGTTGGCAAGCCCTGAGCGATGGTACCGATCAACGGAATTCACCTGGTCGCTCGCACAACCAGATACTGTTGGAGCTGCGTATCATCGAATGCATCGTGGAGCTGCACTCATCGGTATTGACATTGAAACGATCATTGATGATCCTCTCCGTCGGATTGCTTGTATCACTTTCTGTGCTTACTACCCTCATAATCATACTACGGAAAGTATTGTAATCCCATTCACCGATGAGTTCTGGTGGACTTGGATCAAGAAGTTCTGTGACCTTCCCAACAGCAAGGTGATGCAAAATGGGTTGTACGATAGTCTATATCTACTGCGTTGGGGTTGTCCTGTTCGCGCATGGTTACACGACACTCAACATTTATTTCACAGCATGTTCAGTGAGTTTCCTAAGCGTCTGGATTTTATTGCAGCATATGCAATCAGAAAGATTCGCTACTGGAAGGATGATGGAAAGACTGGCAACCTGGATGACTATTATCGTTACAATGCTCTTGATGGTTGGGCAACGGTTAATAGCTATCTTTCCCTCCTTCGAGACTCCGAGCAGTATGCAATTACTAACTACCTCGATGAGTTTCCTCTAGTCTTCCCTTGCTTGAACTGTGAGATTGAAGGGATCGCAGTAGATCAACCTGTGTTTGATAAGGTAGCAGCAGAGACTGAAGCCGCGATGGACAAGCAGGACAAGCTGTTCACTCAGATGATTGCAGCTCCTGGATTCAACGCTGGTAGCTGGCAGCAGAAACTCAAGTTGTTCCATGTTCTTGGCCTCACCAAACTTGATACTGCCGCGCTTCAGAAACAGCCAGCGGAATACGTGGCACTAGAAGGACTGAAGAACACCAACAAAGCTAGCATGTTGAAGGCTAAGGCTAGCAGCACGTTTAATGAAGTGATTCTGACAGCGATGACTGACGTCATTGAGGATCGGAAGTTGTTAAGCACCTATCTTGTTAAGGAGAAAATCTACTGTGGCCGAATTCATTACAAGCTTAACCCTGCGACAACAGACACTGGACGACTTAATAGTACTGCTAGTTCGTACTGGGTTGGATTCCAAATCCAAAACGTTCCGAGAGGTATTAGGATTAAGCAATTTCTTAAATCTGATTCCGGATGGTTACTTGCTGAAATTGACAAAGCGCAGTCAGAAGCCCGCTGCGTGGGTTATCTCGCTGGAGAAACCAAACTCATCGAAGTAGTTGAAGGTCCTAATGATTACCATGCCTGGAACGCACAAGCATTCTTCGGAATTCCTTACGAGACTATCTACTCCAATGAGTTTAGTAAGACTCTCAACAAGGATGTGCGTGATCTTTCCAAGCGGACTAATCATGGAGCTAATTATAACATGGGAGAGGGAGTCATGCTGGATACTATGGGACCTAAATATGTATCTAAGGCAAAGGTTATCCTTCGACTCAAAGGATCACTACGGGATGTATGCAAGTTTCTCCTCGCTAAGTATTCGGAAACTTATCCGCGAGTTAAGGGAGATTGGTATGACAGTATCATTAAAGAGGTCCAACTCACTGGTCGTCTTGTCTCCCCCGATGGACACACGCGTATATGTTTTGGAAAACCATGGCTCAATAAGCGGGATTTGAATGCTGTTGTTGCTCACAAGCCTCAGCACTTGAGTGTTGCTCTCATCAACAAGGAGTTCTATAATCTTTGGCGCGCAGGACTTTACGGTAGTTTCTACAAGTGGGACTGGGTACTGAAGCAGCAAACCTACGTAGAAATACCTGAACTTCATGGTAAAACCAGAGTTAAAGCACAGATTCATGACTCGCTATTTTTCCAATATAGGAAGGAAAGACCAGAGATTCCGGAAATTGTGAGAACTAGAATCATGGATTCCCGTATTCCAGTTAAAGCTCCTGATGGTATAATTCGTATAATGTTTATTCCATCAGATATTGCTGCTGGAGCTACGCATTGGAGTAAATTAAAATGAAACACCAATTGACATACAACGTGTGGCAACAAATGTTGTATCGTTGTGACTCTCCTAAGTCTGCTAATTATAAATACTATGGAGGTCGTGGAATAACAGTAGCTTGGGAATGGAGAAGTTATACTCGATTCTTAGCTGATATGGGTGAGAAACCTAAAGGATTAACTCTAGAGCGTATTGATAATAATAAGAATTACTGTAAAGACAACTGTAAGTGGGCTACACGACAAGAACAAACTATAAATCGACGTCCTCAGAAAACAAATGAATCTGGCATTACTGGAGTTTATTGGACTCCACGAGAACAGGCATACAAGGTACGAGTAAAACAGAAGAACTATGGTACTTTCTCTACTATTCTCGATGCAGTAGCAGCTCGACTGAGGGCAGATCGTGAGTAATGACAAAACTCTGTTCGACACGTACTTTGAATACACGAAGGATACAGAACCACCAACTATCTACCACCGATGGTCTCTTATCACAGCTGTTGGTGCGTTACTTGGCAGACAGTTCTGGTTTCCTTTTGGTGACACCAAGTTGTATCCTAATATGTACGTGATGTTGATTGGTAATCCTGGCACTAGAAAGAGTAGTGCTATTAAAACAGCTGCAAGAATCCTGCGTAGTGCAGGGTATGATACATTTGCAGCAGAGAAGACAACAAAAGAAAAGTTCTTGCTCGATCTCGAAGGTTCTGAGGATTCATTCGACCCACGACTAGGGAGATCGACTAATGGAAGAAATAGTCCAGCTCGAGATGTTCTTGCAACACTTAGCCTCGACGATGGGGCTGAGGAGCACGATGGTATTCCTAGGGAAGTATTCGTTACAGCTGACGAATTTAATGAGTTCGTTGGAACCGGGAACCTTGACTTTCTCTCAATGCTCGGAGCCCTTTGGGATTGGGATTCCGAGACTCAAACTTACAAGCATCGTTTTAAGAACTCCAAATCAATTAGCATATATCAACCTACGATTAGTATCCTCGGAGGGAATACACATGCTGGGTTCCAGGCTGCATTTCCCGAAGCTGCCATTGGACAAGGATTTCTCTCGCGCCTTATTCTCGTTTATGGTGAGCCAAGTGGGAGAAAGATTACGTTTCCTCAAAAGCCAGACGATCACATCGCAGTAGAACTAATGGAGAAACTCAATGTCATCCGCGAGAAAATCAAAGGCGAAGCAAGTAGAACCCAGCAAGCGTCTACAGCTCTCGACACAATCTACCGTACGTGGCAGGATCTGGAGGATTCAAGATTTAAGTCTTACTCGACCCGTCGCTTCACTCACCTTCTCAAGCTCTGTCTTGTCGTCTGTGCAATGCGATCTAGTGTCAGAATTGATATCCAAGATGTACTCCTTGCCAACAGCGTGCTCAGTTTTACTGAAAACGGAATGCCAAAAGCACTTGGAGAATACGGACGGAGTCGTAATAGTATTGCTACCCACAATCTAATGACTGCTCTTTACGAAACCAAGAAACCACTGACAATAGAAGAACTATACAAGGTAGTTCAGCGGGACTTGGAAAAGAAAGATCAGATCAGCGATCTGCTAAAGAATCTGAGTGAGGCAGGAAAGATCATGTGGGTGAAAGAAGCTCAGGGATTCTTGCCAAAGAGTAAGCCTATGAACAGCAGAGCTGTTTATGTTCAATTCAACATGCTGAAGGAGTATATGTGATGGCAGAAGTAATTACAGATAAGTGCTATCGTCCTGGTGGCAAATCTGGTGCTCACACTTTCCATTGGACTAGTGCTGATGAGAACACTGTTCGCTGCATCGTCTGCGGTGAAGTTAGGGAGAATACAAGAGACAGCAACAAGATCTTGAAACCTGGCTACTATCCTCAAACTTTTGAACCTGGAGAAACTCATGATCCCGTATAACCCTAATCTCGCTGAAACCAACAAGTTCCCTGTCACCGTTGAAGGTGAGAGTGATCCAACTTGGCCAACTTACGAGCAGTTCGTCACCAACCTAGTGAAGGAGCGTGGTGAGACCAGTAAGAATCTGGAACACATGGTGATTGGTATCTGTGGAGAAGCTGGTGAGCTGGCAGATGGAATCAAGCAGAGCTCAATCTACGAGAAGCCGCTCGATTGGAAGAACATCGTAGAAGAACTCGGAGACTTGGAGTTCTACATGGCAGGTCTGCGGCAGATGCTCGGGATCAGTAGATACGAAACTCTTGCTGCCAACGTCGCCAAGCTGCAAGCTCGCTACAAGAATGGCTACTCAGACCAGGCAGCAATTGATCGTGCGGATAAGAATCCACAGCCAATCGTTGATGCTACTGGTCATGTGATCCAAGGTGAGCAACTCCACATCATCGACATGGCAGCGAAGAATGGAGCTGGTGATACTGTTGATCCTGCCCCAACTCAGATTGTCGACATTGATACGCCGAAACCTGATGCACCAACTCCAGTTCTCCAAGACTGGGTAGTTCCACTTATCGTCGCCTACCATGCCAACAAGGAGGTTGCTGCC